TACAGGTTCAAAAGTTCTGTCACCAGCTAGTTGTAGTTGTCTGCCTCTGAATAATACAGGGACAGGAGCTACGACTGATGAAGGAAACTGAGCACCCTTAATCATGAAGGAAGATAGTTCAACGTCACCTTGAGCATAAGCAGGGAAGTTACATGTTACTTTGAACATGTTTGAACGTGCACCACCGCCTACTAGCTTAGATTTAAAATCGTCAACGCCTAAAATTGCCATTATTCTTCTCCTAATTAACTACCGGCGACTTCTGAGAAATCGACTCCGGTTCTTGTTGCAATAAAGTTAAGTGAGATGAAGTTAATAGACCTTGAAGGCTTGATAAAGATATCAGCAACAAATCTATTAGCATCAATTACTTGACCTGTGTTGTTTGTAGTATCACATACGACTCTAAAGTCTGTAACACCACGTCTTCCTTTCACATCTCTTAAGAATGGCTCAAGAAGATTTCTGAATTGAGCTCTAGTAAACTCATCGTTAAATTCGAAGAGTTGTCCCTTAGCTGCAGTAGATACTGCTTTCTCAATTACAATGAATAATCTTCTTACGTTGATTCTATCAAATGCACTTGGCTTGCTCAATAATGTTTTGTCTCCAAATAACATAGTACCTTGACCAGGGAAAGAAACGAGAGGATTAATTCTTGCTTTATAAAGCATGTCTCTATCAGCCTTTTTAGGATTATATGCTAATTTAGTAACACCAAATAGTTGGCCTCTTGTTGATCCCGCAGGTGAGAACCATGCGTCAGCAACATTGTCTGTATTTGCACAAAGACCTGCACAAAGACCAGAAGCTCCTAACCATCTGTATACGTCGTTATATTTGTCATAAACATAAACAGCACCAGAATCTGTTGAAGCGTAAGAAGTAGAGGCTAATGTGTCAGCCCACGCTTTTACGGTAGTAGCAGGAGCAGCGGCTCCAACTGAATCTTCGATCGGAGGTGATACAAAGGCCATACAGTCTTTTCTTGTGTTACATATTGAAATAAGTTTATCTGCAATATCTTTTGCGCCATTGGCGTCTGGATATGCAAACAAAAGGTTAACATCGACAGTTTCAGCATCCGCTAAAAAATCGTATGCGGTACCAAGCTCTCCGTGAGTTGGAGCATTATCGTCGGTTCCATTTGTCAGGTCAGCAGTAATTACTGTATTGAGAGTAGTAAATACAGTATCTGCAGTCACGTCACCGATACTATCTCCAGCATCACTTAATCCAGTAGGTGCTAAATTTGAGTAGACATACTTAGATGTTCTGTTAATCACTTCTTTATAGTAATTAGATGTTCCATCAGGCTTTTTAGAATCTGAGGCCTGAGAGACGAGTTGGAAAGTTTCTATAACTGATCCAGGTACTCCAGTCCAAAGTCCTAGTGAATCAACGACTGCGATATTCATCTCGTCTAAGGTAACAGCGTGTGATGATGCCGTAGCAGTATCGGATGTTCCTGGAGCTACGTCAAAGGCTGCTTGAACGCCAGCGGCTAACGCCCCAAATGATGTCGCGTTGGTTGCAACTAAGACCTGTAAAGAATTACCTAATTTCCCGGGATATCTTGCGTGAAATGTCCCAGTAGCGATAGATTGACCTTCAAAGTCGTCTAAATTGTTAATTTTTTGTGCAGTACCGTCGGTCGCGTTTAGGTGACCGTCAGTTGATGCTCGTACTACTTTTAGTGCATTACCATACTTTAAGAATGATGCTGCAGTTAAAAAGTATTTTGCTGTATTGTCGTCCGGTGTTCCGAATATACTTGCTAGTTCTGTTTCTGAACCAACCGTAGTAACTTCTTCTACTGGACCCCAATTAAAAGCTCCTGCGAATCCACCAATACTGGTTGATACGGCAGGTATTACGCCCGATGCGTCAATTTCATTGACTTGGACGCCTGGTGATACTTGAAATGCCATTTTTTTGTCCTCTCAATTTGAGTTATTAATAAGTTTTCATAATACGGTTATGTTCAATCAGTATTATTTATATAAATAAAGTTTTAAAGGTGTTCGACCTCAAACCATACATTACCTTCTCCATCGCCCTTTCCATCAGCGACACTACTATGTCCGTCATTAATAATTCCAAACGGCAATAAATCATCGTGTATTGCCTGCAATTGTTCTTTATACAACATGTTTTTCATGTCGATATTTGTTATTCCCTGAAATATATCAGTTGTTGTAAACCATGCGAATAATACTAAATTCATTACTAAGTCATCATGGTTAGGAGCTTGGGCTTCAAACGAGTTACCTCTTGCAACAAACGTACACATTTCTTCAATAGTATTAGCATCAACAATGTGAAGCTTTTTTTGTCCTATCAAATCTTTAAATGTAGAACAACCTATTCTTTTTACTCGTCTTGTCATTGTTGCACCAATCGCATTTGCCTTAACCTGCGATTCAACAAACATATTTTCGTATTCCAAATCATAATATAATCCATTACAAACTACTGCACCTTGGTCATTAGATTCTACTATAATGTACGCTTCGTTATACAGTTTAGCATATTTATAGCACATATCAGGTAATAGCATTGGTGATATATTATTATCTCTAAATACACAAACCTGTTTAAACGGGTTTACAGAAGTATCTATAACAGTAAATGTACTGTAATCTTGCCCACGACCTTTAGATACATCAACCGTCATGACGTATTGGTGATCTTCAATAGCCTTTTCGTAAATATATAAGTTTTCGTTCCATGTCATAGGACGTAAAGACTTTTGAGCAAGTAAGTCACTCGCATCAATTAAAGTATTTCCTCTTCCATGGAAGTTATTACCAAACTCCTGGTCAAACTGCAGCTCTGAAGTGTTTGATATTGTCTCAGCTTTCCACTTATCATCTCTTCCTGGAACATCCCACCAATCAACTCTAAAAGCTTTATACTCATTCGTATATGTAGTAGCACCTTCCCAAATCCTGTGAAACACATTACCAATACCGTTCGCCGTAGAAGTAATAATAACCTTAGTATCTTTACCTGACGAAACAACTGGATATGTTGAAGTATAAAATTGCGCGTCGTTTTCCACAAAAGCAAACTCATCTAAGAACAATAAGTTAATAGACAAACCACGAATAGAACTGCCAGAGGTAGCCGATGCAATTATCTTAGAGTTATTGCTAAATTCAATAGAGCCTTTATTTAGTGCCTTACATCCAGGCTGTAAGAAGAATGGCAAATTCTCTAACATAAGAGTAATACGAGCTAGCATTTCTCTAGCGGTAGCTCCTTTGTTTGCCAATATCGCGATAGTCTTCTCAGGATGAAAACACGCATACCATAAAAGATACGCTACTGCAGAAATTGATTTACCTGACTGTCTACACGCGAGAACTACTGAAAACCGATTATCATTAAAATGATTAAACATGTTTTTCTGATATGGATACAAATTAAACGGAACTAAACCATCATCTAAAGATATAACCTTTAAATAGTTAATAGCGAAATACCCAGGATCCATCATACATTGTCTGTATTCCTTGATCTCATCTTCGCTAAATTGACTTTCTACTCCATCCTTTTTTACATTAGGATTTCCTAGATAGCCTTCATGTTCATTCTTCGGGCGTGGCATCTATAATCTTCTTATCTTTATTTTCTTTATCGTGCTTCATAAACAATCTTTGCAAATCTGTAGTACTTCCTACAAATAAATTGTTGTTTGTTACTTCTTTCTTACCTTTATTTTCGTCGTTAAGGTCTCTATTGCTTTTTTGTAGATCCATAAGCTTATCGGTTACATCACCAATATCTTTAATTGCTTTAGATAATACTTCAAAAGCTCTAGGATGCTCTGACTCTCTTGCAAGTTCAGCAAGTACGTCAAGAGATCTCACACCAGTTTCGATGAGATCTTTATATGTTTTTCTGGAAAATTCATAATCATCTTTGACCTCTTTTTGTGTAGTGGTCAATTCAGTTTTTTTGACTTTTTTCTCAGGCAAGTTCTTATTCAGGCTTTCCTGCATTTTCTCTAATTTATCCATAATGTACCTATGTTATACTTACATTAACAGTATAGTTATCATCCTCATCTGCGTCGGCAGGAGTTATTGTAAAATCCATATTCTCTAATATGTTAGCGCCGCCAGGATCAGCATTAAAGTCTAAATTAATTTCTCTAATAACACCTTGATCTGCAGTAGGCCCAAAGTACTTCATTTTCATAACAAAGTCAAATTGGTATATTAATGCTCTACGAGTTTGAAAGTCTCCCTCGTAATCATCTTGAATAGTAACAGCATTTAATATAATAGGAACGTCCTGCTTATAATCAAACCCAGTTACTGGATTAATTGTTACTGTATATTCTGGTTGAAAATACGGAAGAATTTGTTCCATAATTTGTAAACCATCATCTTGATTTTTGGCCATAGCAAATAGTGACATATTAATATTATACGCTACGGCTTGTTTAATTGTTTTCTTTTTAGTAGAATCTGTCGCGTGGTTTTCTACTATCTGATTTCTCTTTGCTAACTTCTGAGTAGAATCAATATCCATAGAAGTTATTTCGAATCCCATTCTAGGCAACTTAATAGCCATTGTGGCATCTTGACCCGTTATGGAATCTAGCCTAGATAAAAACTTTTGTTTAGGTCCATATGCTAATGGCACTTTAATCTGATTTAATACATTACCAGAACCATCCTGCCTAATAACGCTAATGTTATTAAATATAGTACCAAATAAAGCTACTGCTTTTCGTGTTGTTGCGTGGTAAAAGTGATTTCCAAACATTAGTATGTCTCCGACGCGTCGCCAAACGGATTAGTTTCAGTAAAGTCCAAGAATCCATCAGCCTCTACTTCGAATGCATAGTTTTCAGCTTGATCGTCACTAGGGAAGGCTTCTGAATCTGCTACATTGTTTATATCTGCAATATAACAAGTATTAGTTGATTCTGATCCGACAAGTCCAAGAGTTTCAGATACTATAAAGTCTTTTGCATCAGTACTGCCAATAACTCCTATGTTAGACACCGAAATAGTAGCAGCAATATCTGAGGTTTTAGTAAGTGTCTGAATTTCTCCATATACACTTATCGCAGGGTCTGTTGAAATTACTTGAGTTACAGTTTCACCTAACTTAAAGTGATTTCCCCCAGTAACATCGACTGTCATACCGACCTGGTATGATTGCTGTGCTTGTACTCCGTCAATAGCCTGCACACCAGTTTCGAAATCTTCTTCATTATATTCGAATAGGCTACATTGCATTTTATATACTGGAAGATTTGAAAGCTGGTAAAAGGGTTGCTCATCTTCTACAAAAGAAATCTCAAAGAACGAATTAGACATTGGAAGAAACAGCAAATCACCTTCTTGAGGTTTATTTGTTTCTACTGTGTTATTCCACACACCTACTAAGTTTTGCCATTGTCTTCTAGAAATAATAAATGTAGCCTCATCCCTAATCTCAAGACCAAATTTTTGGTAAAGATCTCCAGAACCTTCAAACCCATCGGTGTTTTCAATGTAGGCTTCAATAAGATAAGCATCATCAAATTTAGATGCAGTATCTTCGCCTAATATGTTATCTCTAGAAACTAAAGTTCTTGGAACGTAATATACGTCCTGACCAAAAATCTTAAGGGATTCAATAATTAAATCCTCATATAAGTTTTGTTCTGACTTTACTGCCTGAGAGAAATATACGCTTCTTGGCATATCTTATCCTGTATAGAAGTCAACTGGTTGTTCCCAGTTTAATCTGACTTCTTCATTTAATTTTTCTATTTCTTCCTTAGCATCTTCTAAAATTTGACGGCCATTAAATGTAACACCACCAGGCATTACCATACCTTCAAACTTAGAAAGATTTACGCCCCATTGCATTTTTATTAATGCTGTGGCATAGCGCTTTAAAAAATAATCGTTATATACATCAGTATACGTTGTTGGATCTAGTATTCTATAACACTCAATAATTATATACTCATCAACTTCTACTTCTTTAGACCAATCCATATCAATACGTAGTTGATTTTTGTGCCTATCGAAGCTAATATGTTTAGTATCTGAATCCATAATAAGATCTAACATTGACAACCACTGTTGTGCCATTTCATATTCTACTAATGATCCCATATAACCAAGAGAATACATGTCATTTAAATGCATCTGATATTGAATATCAAACATATTATGACCACCGCTTTCTCTTAGTGGAAATATTTGAACTACATCTGTCACTAAATCAGGTATGGTTAAATACCCGTTAGTAATATCATCGGCCGATACTTGATGCTTTAGAAATACTTTTTCAATCGCATCCGCGTGATAGTGCTGATAAAACTGTAAAGCTTCATCAATTCTATCTTCTACTTGATCGTCATCAACATTAATCTCTACAACTGGCGCGCCGAGAGATCTTAGACAATATTCTATTAACGTCGTTCTTGAATTAGGTTTAGCCATCTTTTTTTAACTCCAATATCGCTGTACTACTATTATTTATAAGAGTTTTAATCCTAGTTGAGAATCTCCATAACCTATATTTCCATCGGCCATAAAGTTCATGGCGATAGAGTATCGAGGATTTATACCAAAATATGGTTCAATTTTATGGTACAGATAACTTGGAAATATTGCAAGCACTCCCTTTCCTGGCTGAATAGTAAAACTATCTCCATTAAAAGCATTAATTCTATCACTCATAATGGTATACGACGTCTTATTAACTCCAATACTACTAAAGGCTAAACTGCCACCATCTTTTGGTGGTATATCATCTAAGTAATATACTGCGCTAAAAATAGAATTAGTATGGTTATGCAAATCTGAGCCAGTCTTTGATTTGCACTTAGTAGACCAGGAAGAATACATCTTAAATTGCGTACTTCTATACTCAAAAATCTCGTTTTTATAGTCGTATAAGTGTTTTAATATAATTTTCTTTTCTCTTGGAAATTCATCTAATATTGAATATGATTCTGAGATTTCACTGCCAGAATCATTAGTGGTAGTGAAATCTTTTAATTTTATTGAATCTAAAGCAGACATGTCGTCTTCAATTTTAGTTATTGCAAGAGGACTTGCAAATAATGGTATAACATCAAACTGTTTTATATTAAACATTTATTTACTCATATTGTATTTAAAATCAATTATAGCAAAAGTATCTTGCTTTTGAAACTTTGTATTATAGCCAGTTTCAATAGAAGGAATCATCGTTAACTTTTTAGTAATTTTGTATTCAATACCAACCCATGTTTGCATTTGATTATATTCGGCTTGATTATTTTGATACGTGTGATTCCAATGTGGTTCAAACGTAATAAATGGACTTCCTCCTAAAATTTTTATGTTATTTGGAGCATAACCAAATTGTGGCCGATATCTAAGTACGTTGTTTTTATTTTCCCTAATTCGATGTTCAATCCTATGATTATACCAAAAGCCATTAACATTAAACCATTTTCGTTGATATCGTAATCTATGCTCGTGGTTATCTCCATTTTGAACGTATCGGTATTCAACTCTATTTGGAGAATTTGTAAAGTCGTATCTTAGTAAACCTTGGCTATAATCTTTATCAAAATAACCTCTAGTACCTATTGTAACATTACCCTTTTTAATATACGCGTTAACTTCGGTATAGTTAAAGTCTTTTGCCATAGTTGCTACTGGCATCATTAGTATTATTATAAAACCAATTATTTTTTTCATTAGTGTTTCCTTTATTAAATTAAAAATGTTACAATCCCGGCAGATGCTAGTAGAACGGCTATCCATATTGAAATAGCTTTATAGTACATAGAAAGCGGTGTATTAAAATAGCCTCTTCCAATTACCAAGCATTTATGCATAGGACTACACAAATATGCTGAATATTCTAAAGCAAAAAACCATAAAAAATATTCAATACCAAAAACTTGTGCCATAAGAACAGCAAGCGCAATAAACTTCCCGCTACTTCCCATTAAGAAACTAGCAAAAAACCCTAGTGCTGAAATCATAGCCATGCCAACAAAAGTTGTTGGATCAACTATAGTTGATGATATAATTTCTTGCATAACTGAGTTCTGTGCCTTTAAATAATTACTTACTATGATCACAAAAGCTACAGTTAGTATTAACTCAAAATTAATATAGCCTAATAGTTTTTTAAAGTTCCATGTTCCAGTTAGTACCATATAGTATAAAGCCAACAATCCAAAACATAAAATATAGTTTGAAGTTTGAACGTAACCAGCAATTGCTAAAATCATTGGAAATACATTTATAACTACAGAACTTATCTTAAATTTAGTTGGACTAATTGCAACTTCTTCTTCTTTTATTTGTGTAAAAATGTACCATCCAATAAATAAAGCTGAAGCTACTAATATAGGCCATACGATACCAAGCCAAGCCCCATAAGTTAAACCAAATGCAGCTAATGGTAATATTACTGTTTTTTCTAACGGGGACCACATATAATAATGATGAGTTGCTAAATAATCAATAATTCCTAGTTTTTCTCTACCTGGACCTTGTTTAGGGGCTAAAGTATCTAACAATCCTGCTGATACTGTAACTCTTCCTGATATAGGCAAAACACCACCAATAGCGCTTAATATAACTAAAACAAATTTGTTTGATCGAAATACATTTCTTACATAAGCATAGGCAGGGGCAAATAATTCGTGTTCTTTTGCTAGTCCCGCACTAATCATTATGAATATAATCATCCACAAGTAGCTTATGCCGCCTGTTAAACTAAGTATATCTGTCATAAATTTTCCTTTTTTATTACCATAATATATAATCCATTCCACCATTGATCTGGATCTTCAATGTCGTTAAGTATAATTTTATCGTAAACAATGTTTAACCCGGCAATTTTCATGCCTTCTCTCACACTATCTACAACACCATCAAAATTAGCGTCATCAAATATAATAATACTTTCATCAGCTAACTTATCTTTAAAATAGACAAGCGACTCAATGTTTGATTTTGGATCGTGATCTGCATCATAAAACATTAAATCGATCTTTTCTATTTTATCCAAATTCACTTTTCTAAAATCACAATCAAAAAGATGAACTGAATTATTTCCTTTATATTTTTTTACGTTTTCTATAAAGGTTTGCTTATTACCTTTTATATCAGAACCTGTTGCTGCCTGAGTATCATCTTTAAAATGATCAATTGCATAAGCTGTAATATTGTTATTATTTATAGCAGCACAAAATGTTGAACCAGATAGCACACCCACCTCTAAATAGTGCGTTGACATACCCGCCAATATGTTTAATAAGCTTTGTGTTCTTTTACTAGATAAACCTTCTATATCGACATTGACATCTACGTTTGTGCAATCGATTAATGCTTGCGCCACCCTTTCGATTTTAGGAACATTAGAATTACCCTTAGCCTTCCATACTTTATCGCAAAAATTACAGTCCCAGCAATCAAACTTACACGTTTTTATTATTTTGCGCCAACCATCTATAGGTCTACCTTCCATATTAGAATCTTTAATATATTCATTAAACGTGTCAAATAATATGTCGTCATCGCTCGCAAATCTTTTTATAATATCAACAGTTTCCCATAACCTGGATATTGATTCTCTTCCGTGCATCTTAATTGTATCAATTCCAATATCCAACAGCTCTATCCAATCTTCTTTCCACGGAGTAAAGTTTGCAGTCTTTAATTGAACCGCAATATTTTCAGTATCCCATTTTGGACAAGACACTCTACTAATCGGGTCTGAAAAATACTGCGGGCCGTCTGTTCTAGTATTATTAAACTGGAAATGTTCTGGCATAACAGAGCATCCTCCAAGACATCCCTCATTTGCAAGTAAAGACAATTTAACATTATACTTTTCTTTTACTTTAGCAATTTCTTTTATTCTATCGTGATCGCGCATTAAAACTCTATCTAGGTTTACGTAATCAAAACCAGCTTCAGCCAATAAAGCGACGTCTCTTGGTTCTTTTACCTGTCTCAATATAGTATTTTTAACAAACAATTTGGGAAAATGCTTTTTAACTTGCCCAGTCATCATCCAATGTGTATGCGGAAGAGTGCAGTTATATATTCCTGCATCGTATAGTGGTTTATAATTTTTTATCCAAAGATCTAGGTTTTGTTGATCGGGCCTAACTTCAATGTTATTAAAAGTCGCAGATACTGGTATGCCAATATTGTTCTGAATATGTAAAGCAGCTTCTATCAAATACTGAACATCATTCGTAGATGCAAAAACATCTCCCATTGCGTCTTGATTAAATGGAGGTATCCGCGTAGTAAAATACACGTCATATATATAATCCTTGTACTTTGTTAAAAAGTCTAAGAATTTATAGTATTCTTTTTCGTTAAGTTTTGGATTTAGTGGAACACTAAATACTTTCGCCGTCGCTTTTTTCGTCTTCAATCATCTCACCATTTTCTAATAATTTATCAATAAATTCAACATCGTTATCGGATTGATAGGAAAGAGTTAACTCATCAACGCCCTTTCTTTCCAAATTAGCAATGCCATTATTCATAACAGCGCTATATTTTAGCGCTATTTTTACAGTCTGTTCTTGATCTTCAATTCCCATCATAGTAATTGAGTCCATATTTCCTTGACTTATTTTACCAATAGTCATAAGATCCATAGCAGCTTGCTTACCCATACGAGCAATCCAGTATTTTCTTTCTTCTTCTGGATTTTCTTTATTTAGCTCTTTAAGCTTATCTAAATCTGGAACTAGCTCTTTTACAAGTTCAGCAAAAGTTTCTAACTCACCGGACAATTGAGTGTATCTTTTATCATACGTTGATAGATCATATTCAGATTGCTCAATGTCACATTGAATAATAACCTTTTCTAATTCGTCGCTTTCATTGTTATAAGCTCGTTCTAAGATTGCTTTATTAGCTAATTCTCTTTTTACGTTTCTTTCTACCTGTCTTTTAGCCTGAAGCCTAGCTTCAACTTCAAGCAAAGCTTGTCTAACTCTACGGTAATTTGTCACGTGCGAGTTAACTACAAAGTGCCTAGACTGAAAGTCTGATTGAGAAAACGTGCCATGAGTTTCTATTAAATTATATATTTCTTCGTTTTTCATATTTTTTTTAAAATCCTAAAGTATAATCACAAACCTCGGTTCTACAACCAAGATCTTCGTCCCATAAGTCAAGTTCTCTTAACTGGGTTCTTGTCATTTCAATTCCTAAAAGTTCTTCTCTTTTAAGATTAATAGCTCTTACTGTGGTTAAACCATTAATCATAGTTAATATAGTATCTTCGCCATCTCTACTATCTCTAGTATCGTAAACATCCATTACCATTTTTTTAAAAACTCTTTTCATTAACAAAATGGTAGCAGCATGAAATTCATCAGTGTAATAAATTTTAGTTTTACCATTCTCATCTTCATCAGGCTCTAATCCTTCATCATATGAATAAGCCTTTCTAAATTCTCTAACTTCGCCATAAAATTTAATACCCTGAGTAGCTTCTATTTCAGTTATTTCTTCCCATGGTTGTCCTAGTCCAGTAAATTCTGTCCATAAGTTTTCGTGATTTTCATCGTCAATAGAAAATATAGTATACTCTGTAAGAGTGGCTACTATAGTAAGACCATCCATGGTTGGTATAATCTTATCAAATTTTGCAATACAGTATTTCATTATTTTTAATCTCCTCCTAATATATATGCGCTTGCTGAAGCGCAACTAGCTGAACTTATGCCATCATGACCTTTGGGTTGTGCTGTAGAACCTAAAGTAGTAAATGTGTCAGTTGCATGTACTACTTTATACGTATTATTGTTTTGAACACCATTGTAATGACCTATGCAATAACCATGTTCTTGTCCGGTTTGATAATTTTCTTCACCCGCGTTTCCATCTGGCGTTGTTAATGTTGTAGATATATTAGCACCAGTTTCATCATTTATTTTATATATACCACTAACAACATTTCCGCCATTCTTTACATATGTATGACCATCCTTTGTGGATAATGCTTTGCCCCAACCGTCAGTAGCTACTGATAATCCAGCAGCACTATATACCTCTGTTGCAAATGCAAGCTTATGATTTATTGTACCAGTATGCGAAGATTTAAACCATCCATATGTTTTACCTTGCCAAGCTGCATTAAAATCACTGCCAGTATTATCAAATGCATTAAGGTTTTGATAAATTCCAATATCAGCCATGACTTCAGTAACCATATTATGTCTACATGATCTAAAGCCCTTACCCATTAAATATGCAAAGGTCAATCCTGGACTAAGAACAGTACCAATATCTCCATAGCCAGAATATGCAGAACTAGTATCCCAATCAGTATTATGAGTTCTTGCAGATTCAGTGGCCATATCTACACACTCAGTTCTAACACCAGTTCCAGGAAACGAAGTAGAACATTGATATACCCATTGGTGTTTATCGCTATAAGCACCCATACTATAAGCACATGGAGTTCCTATTGTATCTCCAAGATTTGTTGTAGTATCAGTAGAGTGCACTGTTCTATTTGTGTTTCTCCAAGGGCTACTGCTTTTATAACCACCAGTTGTATAACCTCTAGTATAAATTGAACGATATTTAAATAAGCCTAAAGGTGTACTAAATGGATTAGTATCTAAAGCGCTGCCTAAAGTAGTCCATGAATCTCCATCATACACGTAAGGAAATCCATTTTGCGCTGTAAAAATATCACCAGTAGTGGGTGATGCCGGAAAGCTAAGAGCCATTAATTACCTCCAACTACCAGAGCGCTGGCGCTTCCGCAACCACCAGAAGACATACCATCATGCCCTTTGGGTTGAGCGGTAGCACCTAAGCTAACAATTGTATCTGTCAAATATGAAAGTTTAGTACTAGCATTTGTCTGGGCAGAACCATTATAAAGTCCAAGAGTATAACCACTATTTTGTCCTAGGTTTTGATTTTCTTCACCGGCAGCCTGAGGTCTAGTAACGCCAGATCCAATAGTAGCTCCAGTTGCGTCATTAAATTTTAAATAAGTCGAAGATCCACCATACGTTCCTGTTGCGCCATAACCATGACCATGTTTAGAACTCAATCCTTTTGGTTGACCATCAGTTGCCCATGATATACCACCGCTACTAAACGTTTCGGTTGTCCAATCTAAAGAGCCACACTCTGAACTAGTAGTTCCTTGACTTACCCATCCTTTATATTGTCCAAATAAAACACCTACTCCTTTTACAGTGCCACCCGCAACAGTAGCAGGAGATCCTGTTGTATACATTGTTCCAGTTACCATATTGTGCTTATCTGTGTTAGTTCCAGTAGTGCCTCCACATATATATGCAATAGTCCAACCTGGGTTTTGCAAAATATCCATATCTTGCCTAGCAGTTATTAGGTTTTGAGCAGTTGTATGCGTCATTTCGGTTTCTGTCGACATATCAAATTTACCAGTGTATGTCCCAACTCCCGAATGTGTGCCAGTCATACCATACATATAATGATGATAATCACTAAAACTTCCATCTTTATATGAACAAGTGTTTGACCATAGATCACCTAAGTTTGTAGTTGTATCTGTTGCGTGCACGCATCTGTTAATATTTCTCCAAGGGCTGCCGGATTTATAGCCACACGAAACATAACCACGAGTAATAATTGTGCGGTATAAAAATGGATTTCCACCTAGATCATTTTTAATTGACCAACCGTTCGCGCTGTATTGATATAATCTTCCTTGTTCTGCAAGAAATTGATCTCCTGCTGATGGGCTTGTTGGAAATTGCATATTAAACTCCTATTATGACCAGATTGTTGCTGCTATATCTCGTATTAGCTGATCATAATTAGATACATCAGTGTCTTCTCCATCTGTAAATTTACCAAGACCTATAGTCTTAGCCACTTCATCAGATTCTCCAGTGACACTATCAGCATATATATCAATCATCTGAATTGACATTGATGGATGCGCCATATTGTCCGTATCATCGCTATCAGGCATCGGGGCCGGATAAATCGAAATTGAAATTATTTGATTTGTTTTTGTAATTGCCATTATTTCTTCTCCATACTTTTTTCTAGCTCGTTTAATCTAGCTTCTAATTTATTTATAAGATTTTGTTGTTCCTTTATAGCTTCTACTAGTACTGGAACAACTGCTTGATAATTTACTACTTTGTGTTCTTCCCCATCGATATTTGTAATATCTTTTACAACCTCGGGTATTACTTCTTCTACTTCTTGAGCAATAAATCCTAAATTGTCTTTCGACTTACTTTCATCAATCCAATCAAACTTTACACCTCTTAATTTGAGAGTTTTATCTAGTGATCCTTCTAAGTCTCTTACATTTTCTTTTAACCTAGCATCTGAAGTTGTTGTAGTTGAATAAGCAGTAATATCTCCTTTAGCATGAAAAGCACCAGTAGGAGTAAATTGGAAGACATCGCCTTGGCCACTGTTATTACTGAATATTTTCATATTACCAACACCAGTTCCAGAAGCATGATACCACAATGTCATTTGTGGACCGGCCGAATGATAGAAGTTTAAGCCTCTTCTAGCGGATTGAGAACTAGTTGTGCCACCTCTGTAATTAGACTGCTCATAAGGATTAATCTTATATGTTGTACCATTAAAGTTTACTTGGCCTGATAAGTTTATAGCAGCAATATTTTGAAGGTTCTTACTAGCATCTATTACAGTAGTGCCATTTTGTTCATAAGTATTTGTCGCATTAAATGAACCTGCAGGCGGTGTATCACCATATGACGTTCCTGCAAATACCGACTTTGTACGTATGTCTTGTGCGCCACTGGCTAAAGTTAAGAATGCAAATGCATTATTACTATGAACAGCACCAGTATGAACTATAATACCTCTACTAGTATTCACTGATAACGCTAATGCATTGGTATGAGTAGCAATATCAAATTGACTACTACCTGAAGTACCTGCTACGTTTTTACCAACTTTCCAATCTGTACCAGATGAGGCTCCTAAGTAAATATATCCTGAGGTTGCGCCTGAAGCTATATTTGAAAATCGAGCTATTTGATTAGATGTTCCATTAGCACCGGCAATTTTATCAACAAATAGTTCATTATCTAATTCAGTAATACCAACAACGTTTAGAGTGTTTAATATACTTACAGAGCCACTAATTGTACCACCACCCTTACTGTATAAGTTAGAGATACTTGGTACAGCAACTGCATCAACCCATGCTGCTGTAGTACCATCGTTGTGATAGAACTTTAGCTTACCTACCGAAGTATCAAACCAAAGTTCACAATTATCTGCATGAGTAGTAATCGTTGGAGTAGTACTTCCAGTGAAAATCATTGGAATACGTTTTGTTTCTTGCCATACCCCAGAATTTTTACTCTTAACAGCAATTGCGCCAGATCTATAATCGCCATTAATAGTATGTCGCCATGAGCTATCATACGCTTGTGCATATCCAGCACCATCTGTTGCGTTTCCACTAAAGTTAGAAGTACCTGAACTGTAATAGAAAATACCATTACCATTAACAGCTTCTACATTCTGCGCAGAATTTGACCGAGTATTAATAAACGCTTGGCCATCAATATTGTTAACAGTAACTGCAACGCTGTTTGTCCAGCTTCCACTACCATTTACACTTGCACTTGCAGTACCAGTAGCGTCACCTGTTAATGTTACAGTATCAGTTCTTGCTGTTGTCCATGTATCTGCATTTGGATGATAGTCATCTCTAAATATTTGCTGGTTTTTATATTTTAGCGCGGTTGTGTTGTGGGGAAGGCTAAGGCCACCGCTGTCAGCACTAGTACCATACGCGAGAACTAAGTTTTTACTTGGATTTCTTGCAACCCACCATGCTTCAGTTATTCCATTTACAGAGTTACGAACGCCTCCAAATGTCGCTCCACCCCAGCCTGAAGTCGAGCGATTTAGTCTTGCGCCTTCTGTATAGTTACCTGTAGAGTCTGAATTAAAATATAATTGACCATTGAATGATACATCACCAGTTGCAGTATCATTAGCGTCGCTTCTTAAAAATGATGCTGCATGCAAACTATCAACAGTATCTGCATTTGTTGCGTTTGTTGCATTCGCAATAGTTGTAATATTAGAACTAAAGTTTGATGCTGTAAGAATATTACTGCTATTGTGTTTTAAAGAAGAACCACTACCTGTCGCAAATGCAATACCATCGTTATTATCATTCTGAGAAGAAATTACTAATACCGCGCCCGAGTGTCCTCCAGTGTTAGTTGTGTGCCTAATATATGCTCTATCAGAAAAGTCTGTAACACCTTCTTTATCAAAGCCCGTAAAATCAATAGTTCTAGATTGATTAGAAGTTGTTGGATCGCCTTCTAAATGAATATTACCAAATACACTTATCTCACCATGAACTGGTTCAGTAACATCAATAACAGTACAGTTTGCTATATGGTAACTAAAGTTTCCACTTCCCCCACTAGTATATACATGACCGCCACCACCGAAACTTCCACTATCACCACAGTGAGATACTCTAGCATACCATTCCCATTTGCCAGTACCCGCAGTACTTGATAACCAATACGACGTGTTATTTGATCCCTGAGCATTTTCTGCAATTACGAAACTTTTACTTGTTGGTAATTTAGCTTGAAAAATTTGTACAAATGTATGGTTATCTTCTGAAGGTATTGTTTGAATAAAACCACCAAAACCAGGAGAAGATGAGCCACCATTATGATTAACTTTCAAGACATACCCAGAACTATTAGGAGCTGTGCCACCAGAACTTACTGATGCAAGTTCACGCGTAACAGTTACTGCACCACCGGCTGTATTATTATAAACTCCAACAGTATTAGTTCCATCTCTAAAATCTTCATCAGGATATAGTCTTCTACCACTATTTCTCATTGATGTAATAATAGGATTCCATGGGCCACGTTCTGTAGAGCTACTTGGTAGGTCTAATACTACTTTGCCATCAACTAATACTCGCTGTGCATTTAAATCTCCATTTACTGTAAATCCACCATCGCTATGATTATGATTATGCGAGTCATTACTAATAGCAACTGATAGTGTTACATTAGCAGAACCATCCCATGATACTGAACCTGAAGCATCTCCACTTAATGACAATGTTCTTGGTGTTGTCCATTTGTCAGCATTAGGATGATAAGCATCATTAAAATATCTAGAGCCATTGTTGTCGCTGGAGCCTTTCCACAAGTCTCCATCTGGACCCATCCAAGCAGCGACGCCTGAAGCTCCATTACCAAAAGCAACACCAGCAGCACCTTCATAATAGTTAAGATATGTAGCTGAATTAATTTCGGAATCTAGGTGTAGATTACCATTTGTGCATTTGATCTCAGCTTGTTTATTGGTTACATTTCCACCAAGTATTAATTTACCTTGTTTTGAAGCGTCTGAAAAACTGCCAAGTAATAATGTGCTTTCTATTGCTGCACCAGTGGTAGTAGTCTCAAATCGTTTTACATTAGAAGCATAAAGTTTTACTGTGTGATCATTATTATTGCCATTACTATTCGAAGCCACTATTAAGTTATATGCTCCAGATAAGCCGCCTCTAAGTTTTATTCCTCTATAAGTATTCCACATTATTCCATCGAAAGCGCCACTTGTTCCTGGTCTCGATGTTGGAGTAGTTCCATATGCTGCGTTCCAAAGAACGTGATTCGCGTCTGTCGCTGAAGCTCCATTAAACCATATCGATGAATTAGCGTGAGTTCTTGATAATCTTATACCATTAGCTTGAGTTATAATACCACTATTAAACGACGATTGCGTTGAAGTAGTCGCGCCTCGACCCGTGACACTAGCTAATGTATCTGTTTCAGAATAAGCTCCATTATAAGCTGTTGATATTGTCCATGTCCTATTTCCAGTACCATCAACGCTTTGAGTTGCTGTTCCTGTAATTGCTCCATTTAGTGTTACTGTATGACTTCTAGCGGTTGTCCATTTGTCAGCATTTGGATGATAGTTGTCCTGAAAGATTCTTTGCCATGAATACCATGTAGAACCAGAATCGTTCATTCCTCTAATAAATGTGCCGGCACCAGTTCTCTCATGCGCAAGCTGCATTGTAAAACCAGCACCGGCTTTGTCATTACCAACAACCAACATACTACCATATGTAAATGGCGCATTAGTATTACCAGTAGCCGTTCCATTATATATGTTATAAAAACCAGATTTAGCTAAGTTGTCAAAGTTTTGAGCTCCATTAAGCATAACTGTTTTTGCTTTAAATGAACCATTAACTTCAAGTAAAGCGTCTGGCGAACTTGTTCCTATACCAGTCTCACCATTTGATTCTATGTGAAGTCTGTCCTGATTACCAGTACCCGTGGATATTGAAAAGCTTGCGCCATTAGAACCAGCAATACCAGCTTTCCATTCAGCAGCACTATTAGTACCTCTACCAAATGTTATTTGAGGAGCGTTACTACCTCTTACATGAATACCCTTATAATTAGCAGCCTCATTAACTTCTAATTTGTTGCCTGGATTAGAGTCGTTAATACCAAAATTGCCATTTTGTAACACTGTTACATAAGGTCCTGTAACGTTAGTATACGATGGCGTCGCACCCTGTCCATATAAATCTAATCTATAGCCCTGACTACTTCCTCGAGTTGAAAAATCCCAACGCATAGCACCGTTGCTATCAAAGAATAGCTCAGCTGGGTCATCAGTAGTCGATCTTATTCTCACAGTTGCTCTTGCAGTAGTATCTTCAAATATTGCAGCAACTGAACCACTTGAATATGAAGCTCCAGTAGATTTTACGTGTAATTGAGCATCTGGTGATGTATTACTAATACCAACCTTTCCGGCTTTAATAGTTAATTCATCCCTATAACTTGCAGAATGGTTACTCGCTGTTCCTAATCTAAGCTCTGTTGTCCAGCCAGCGTCATGTTTAAAATATAACCTACCAGCATTATGTTCTGCGCTATTATACATTCCACTAAGAGTGATTTGGCCATCAGCCGCACCCGGATCAAGTATATGCAATACTGATTCTGGTGTAGACATGTTAATACCAATATCACCGGCTGTAGTAATTCTCATTCTTTCGGTATCGGTATCTGTCGTAAATGTTAAGAATCCACCTGTACTTGCTCCACCTCTGTAGAACTTAATGTTAGCATTAGATGTAGTACCATAATGTAATCCAAATTTAAATGCATATTGACTAGAACCATTTCCGGTGCCGTTATTATATAATGACATTCTAAAATTAGATTCAGTACCATTAATCCAATTAGCCCATAAATTTCCTGAATTAACAGTTGTAGTTTGCATGCCAAGATAATCAGATCCTTGATTTACCTTAAAAGTACCATTAACGTGTAACGTAGTATCAGGTGTAAACACACCACTACCAATACCCACTCTACCATTTGCCCTGATAAACATTTTGGTTGAAGGCGCTGCTTGACCCGATGTTGATGTTCTAAACTCTAGTCTACCATTGTAGTTTCCATCATCTGTAGAAGTAATTTGCGATGTATTCCATATACTAGTATTACCTGGATGGCCAGTTCTAAATGTTAATTTAGCAGCACTTTGATCGTATCGTGACGCAATTGTAATACCTGTCGATGCGGTTTCAGGATTACCTACCTGTAAATCGGTATGTGGATATGTGCCTGGATCAATATTAATACCTGCAGTATATGTTGTTCCATCTTGATAGAAGCCCATAATACGTGTATGATCTGCACCTGAGTTTAGTAGACCAATATAACCAACGCCTCTATCAGAACTGCTTCGACCACCTTCAATTAATAAACCACGATCATTAGAATGGTTAATTAATATTGCACCACCAGTATTATCAGAATCAGTACCGCCCTGGAACCTAGCAACTAAGTTAAACGCACTAGATGTATTTGGACCTTTTACATGAAGTTGAGGCGTGTTAAGAGTTAAATCTCCATCAGTCGGATCGATATCACCAATACCAACAGCGCCTCCAATAACTCGTATCCTTTCAACGCCACCAGTAACAACTCTCCACTGATCGCCACTATCAAACTCCATATATGTGTTTGAATCACTAGTATGTTCTATTTTTTGTGGTACAAATAAAGTTCCACCAACACTAAAGTTACCAGATGAAGATGAGTGGTTATGCGAATCGTTAGCTACTACTACAGGAATTGTTGTAGTACCAGAACCAGAAGCATCGCCAGTTAGCGTTATTGTTTGGTTACCCGTTAGGTATGTACTTGAATCAACTGAACCATCGGCTTTTAAGAATTGAGACGATGTACCACCAGTTTTAACAATTGTCGCGCCTTGAACAGTTGATGAACCTGTGATAGTACCACTTACCGCTAATGTCGAAGTAATACTTACTGATCCACTAATTGCCCCACCGGTCTTATCATATTTAGTTGATACATCAGGAATTGCTGATGCTGTTACCCAAACAGAACCATTGTAGATTTTTAAATTACCTGAAGTAGAATCCCACCATAATCTTCCAGTAGAAGCAGTAGGTGCCGAAGTTTGTGTGGGTACATCAATGACTAAACTATTATATGTTCCATCTACATCACCACCAAAAGTCGTCGTAGTAGTTAATAGGTTTGTAATATTACTAGTAAAGTTTGCTGCAGTAAGAATATTGCTACTATTATGTTTTAATGTAGAACTCGCATGTGTAGTAAACGCAATACCATCTCCTGAATCATTACCAGATTTAAGTTCTAATACAGAATTTGAGTGGCCACCAACAGCTTCAGTATGCCTAATATAAGCCTTGTCTGATTTATCTCCACCTGATTCTTTATCCCATGCTGACCAATAAACTCCTAGGTTTTGATTAGTCTCTGAATAAGTATCTCTATCAAAGTTAATACCATGTGAGAATTGAAATTTATCTTCAGCATGATCCCAAAGAATTTTAGATCCTGCTCCACCAATGATCAGTCCTGATTCATCCGCAGCAGAACTTGAAGCAGCACCAGCAGATACAGTAATTGTTTTATCTTGAACATCTAAATCTGTTACTGATACAGTATTAATATCACCTGTAATATTTAAATCACCGGTAACATTTAATGTCGCAAAGGTAGGTGAATCAGTAGTTCTTAAATTCTGATTCATTAAGTGAACTTCGGTATTACCTTGTCCAGTATTAATATGGCTTGTATAAAGACCACCATCAATATTTAAATTACCAGCTGCAGATAATGTAGCTCTTTCTGTTACAGTGCCACCATCTCTAACATGAAATGTCATTTTACCAGTACCAGAACTTGATTCAGCAAGAGTTGCTACTCGTATTTGACCAAATATTCTTGAGGCCGCGGTAGTACTAGCCTCTTTTATACCTAAAGATAATGTCGCAGTTTCATTAGTACCTGTTCCTGTTCCATAAGATTTTGTATTAAATATTCCTACATTAAAATCACCATCAACGCTTCCTTGAATATGAACTGGAAATTCAGGACTATCAGTATGAATACCAACCTTACTATTACCATTTGCAGTTGCAGATTGAAATGACATCATATTAGAAGGATAATCACCTTCATCTCTAATTCTTAAATGAGTTGCATTAGACTGCCAAATTCTCCAATCTAATGAACCATTTGTATAGTATAAAAGATTATTATGGCTGCTTACTCCACCTCTATCCATACGTATACTAGCATGGCCAGATGAATCTACCTTTATACCAGAAGACGCATCTGATACAGTTAAAGGAGCATCGACTATTGTTGCCCCATTTAAATAAGTTGTTCCATTGTTATATAAATCATAAGTTCCATGCAAAGCAGTTATCGATGGACCAAATGTACCTTTTCTTGCAACAACGCCATCACTAGCACCATTAGCAAATAATGTACCGTCTGTTAAATAAAGATTTTGATTGTCTAAATCAAAGTATGCTATTTCGTCAACGTGAGAATGATTAGTAAAACTAGTAGTATTATTAATTTTACCGAATGATATTTTTCTACCTGTTTGAGCAGGACCATAAATCATTGTGGCCCAATCACCGCTGGTGCCATTATCATTCCATAACATCATACCATAAGATGTTGTACCATTATCATAGACAGAAACTCTATGCGCCGCAGTGTTAGTAGCATCATTTGTAAGTCTAATAGTAGGAGCAATTAAGTTGCCTGTACCTTGAACTTCAACATTACCTGTACTTGAAATATCTAATCGATTTGAATTACCAGTTCTAATTTGTAAAGCATGAGCTCCATGAGTACCAATCGACACGTAATTGCCATCAGCACCAACTCTTTCTTGATATTCTACAAGCGTACCATCATTGCCATGATCGCCATATGTTCTAGTTATGAATCCACCCAGTTCATTTCGATAAGTCGCGATTTGAGTAGTGGTCGAATCATTACGAACAGAAATTAAATCAGACGCGCCAGCACCAATATGAAGACCATCAGCGTTTAAGATTCCATTAACTAAAACACCCCATGATGCAGTTTGAAGTTTTGCAGTACCACCTCCAGCAAATAGTTGTACATCAGTTGGAGTAGCTATTATTACATTAGCGTTATTACTAGGATTTCTAACTATAAGACCACTTGTATCTAAATATAAACTTCCTACTCCAGTATCTTGTATAAAACTGTGTGTGCCACTATGATAAATCTGTAAATCATCACTAGATCCAAACTTAGCCTTATAACCATCATTCCAACGATAATTAGCTCTAATAGTTGAATCAACATAACTTTCTAAGTTGTGCGTTATACTTTCTGAATAATCATAAGCAAACAACTGATTAATTCTCATACCAGTACTAGCAAAATCAGTAAATGTATATCTTATTGCGTTAGTAGAAGTACCACTACCGCCGTGATAATGATTAACTGTAGAGTACGGAAAATCAGCCACATCGTAGATAGAAGTCCAATTTGCTCCCGAATCAGTTGAATGCTCAATCTCAATACTTTTAGCTCTAAAAGATGGATGTCCAAATTGAACACCATAATATTGCGCATAACTAAGTTGCCCACCGGTAATTGTAATTACAATAGTATCTGTAGTTCCTGCAGCATGACTAAAACTAGCAAATGAGCCTGTCGAGGTAAACATGTTTCCAATGCTACTAGGAGTGTAAGCGCTTCCATTCTTAGTAATAGTTACAGTTAGTCGTCTATCAGCTCCAGCTAAATTGTTCGGTGATAAGCCTGGAATATAAAAGTGGTTACTAGCTTCTTCAAAACCAGAATTCGCAGTAAAACCGCCAATAATCATTGAGCTGTTTAATAGATCAGACGCTGATTGGCTTGTACCAATAAATTTACCTCTTTGTAATATTAATTGTCCTGTAGTAGAAGTTTGTGCTCTTCTTAGAGTTAAATCTTCATTGTGAGAACCAATAATACCAGTATCAACTTGAATCTCTTTATTAAAATAGAAGTTAGGTCTATCAGTCATTAAATGCGCATGAGCTGCATTACCTGGTCCCATTTCAATATAACCATAGGGAGTAGAGTGTCTTAAGTAAGTGCTATTATAATCTAAATAAGAACTTGTTTGGCCATCTAGATATAATCTACCATTATTATCAAAAGTTGCTGCAGTTACAATATTACCAGCGCCACCAGTTTTAATAATAAACTTATTATCATCCATCTGAAGTCTGACGTCGTAGTCATCAGATGCGCTATCTTTAAAATCAATATATGGATCTGCGGCTCCTGCAGTCCGTGCAATTTCTATGCCACCACTATCGCCTAAGTATACATGAGCGCCTGATGTTGAACCAACAAATAGACCTGCGTCCATTCTATAATGTGTAGCGCCACTAAATAGAAGTTCTGTATGATTTGTCGAAATGCCAGTCGTTATGTGTCTTATTTGGCCCGATTTACTTTGTGATGTTCCATCAGCCTTTTTTGATCTTGTTTGGAAATATAGTGGTGATGAATTGTTTGTTGTATCATTAACAGTAGGACTTTGAGTCATTAAGTAGACTGAACCACCAGTGCTGCCTTCAAAGAAAGATACTGCGCCAGATTCGTCTGGTCTAATATACATTGTTTGACCAGAGGTATGTTTAATCCTCATAGCACTCGCATGAGTACCTCTAATATAGGGATTGGCACCACCAATATCGAGAATATTTCCTACAACATTTACGCCGTTAGAAGTAGTTTCAAACTTAGGAGCATTATTGTGATAAAGAGTTACTGCTCCATTTTCTATAAATCTAGCTTGAGTTTCGTTATTATCTGAATTTACAAAATAAGTCTCTTGACTTCTAATTCGCAATACACCATTATTCTGAGTATTTTGTATATGTGAATCAGTACCATCATGCCATATTCTAAGGTCAGCCCCATTACCAAACCTCGCCTTAATATTATCTGCAAAGTCCAGGTTACTAGCGACGTCAGCAACGACAAGTTGCCCTGATGAATTGACTATTAATTGACCGCCTACTTCTAGGCCGTTCTTTATTCTAAAGTTGTGATCTGTTGCCATGTGTTCTCCGTTTCACTGTCCACGGTTATAGTTGTAGTTATCCACAACTAACTGATTTATAATTCTATTTATACGTATTATACTGTCAAACTATGACAAACAACTTTAAACGCCATACTATTTGTTGAGGTTGGAGTAGCCAATAATCTAAAGTTACCGCTACTTACGTCAGCATCAAATGTAGCTTCTACAGAAGATCCTGTATGAACTTCACCAAACTCTGTAATGTTTGCGGTAGTACCATCATGTATTGCTAATATCTCTGTTGAGTGATAAGTACTATCTGTACTATTAGTAATCTGAATTGTAAACCTAGCACTTCTAAAGTCGGCAATCGGGAATGTATGAATCGCCACTTGAGTCGTTGCTGCAGTAGATGAAGTTGTTGTATCAATGCCATATTCTTCAACCTGTAGTTTTGCTTTAACAGTAGTTTTACCAATTCCAACCCGCCCAGAGGAATTAAATGTAATTATGTTACCTTCAGTTCCAGTAGCCGCAGGTCTAAATAACATACTTCCATTAGTATCAACATTAATCCAATACTTATTAGAACCGGCTTGACTAAATCTTAAATATGAACCATAAGCACTATGGGCATCAATATATAACGAGGCATGGTTATCAGTTGATTCTATCCTTACTCCTGAATCACCACTAAATTGAACGTCTAATGGTTTTGACGGTGAATTAGTTCCAATACCAACATTACCACTAGTAGTTATCGTTAATCTGGAAGTTGACCAGCCACCTCCACTTCCTGGATGTGTCGATCTATAGCCTATAGCAAAATTATCGTTTGCACCATAGACACCTTGACCTACTTGCCAATTGTGATTAGTATGACCA